AGTCACTAGAGGCATAGGCATATCAGACCTATCGGATGTGGCTTATATGCAACGTGCTATCTATCAAGAGTTGTCAGAGATCGAGCAGTTGATACGCATATCTAACCATCCGACTCTGGTTAAGACCTATGGCACAGATGCAAGCGCAGGGGCGGGGGCAGTCATTAATCTACCTGATGACATGGATCAAGGGTTAAAGCCCTACCAGATGCAGCCAAGCGGCTCTAATTTGGACGCTGTACGCGCATCCATAACCGATAAGGTCGAGTCCATTAACCGAATGACCCATATGGGCGCGGTTCGCGGTACAACGGCAATGACGCAATCAGGCGTTGCAATGCAGACAGAGTTTCAAATGCTCAACGCCAAGCTATCTGAGAAGGCTGACATCTTAGAGTTAGCAGAAGAGCAGTTATTTGTGCTGTTTTGTGATTGGCAAGATGTCACCCCCGATGTGGAAATATCCTATCCAGATGCCTTTGATCTAAGGGACTACGACAAGGAATTGACCTTCTTACAGCAGATACGCGCAAGCGGTGTTCGCTCAGTCACTTTGATGCAAAACATTGATATGCAGATTGCTGACCTGGTGCTTGATGATGAGGCATTAGCCAAGGCGCATACAGAGATTGAAGGAAACACGCAAATATTGGGGCAGTTTACAGAATCAGATGATGAGCCTGAGTTGACGCTCTAATGTCGGCAGAGAGTGAATACAGCGATCTTCTTGATCGTTTAGCCGACAAGCATCAGGAGAGGATAGCCGCAGCACTGCAAGAGTTAGAGGAAAGGGTTGCTCAACTGATGGCAACAGCCCCTTTAACTGATGGCAATCTATTTGATCTTGAGTGGGCATTAGCGGCTCGATCAGAAATACGATCCATTATTGATGAGGTGTATTTAGCCGAGGTTCAGGCATCTATTCGTCAGTACAGAAAGGTATCTGAGTCAGCCCTCGCAATGCTCCAAAACTATGGTGATTTTATTGCAGTTGAATCATCGGTCATTACCCAGTTACAGCGTTTGTCCTTCCAAGGCTTTGAGGCGATTGCCGCAGAGTATTTAGACATCCTAGCAACAGAGGTTTACCAAAGCACATTAACAGGCAGGGCGTTCAATGAGTCTGTTAAGAACCTAAGCCAATCTATTAACGGCATCTATATCTCATCGGATTCGGTTGAGGCTCAAAAGCTCGTTGATATTGCCGCCAATGGCACTAAAGCACAGCAAGCAGCAGCCGTTGAGAAGCTACAGACCTTGTATGGCAGAGATCGCACAGGCCGCAATTTAAGACGTTATAGCGTACAGCTTATGCAAGACAGCCTGATGCAGTTCGATGCCTCCATCAACACGGCAATCGGCAAGCAATCAGGGGCAGAGAAGTGGAAGTATTACGGCTCGTCTATTAGAGACACTAGGTCATTCTGTCGCAAGCATCAGGGTCAGACGTTCACAACCGAAGAGATCGCACAAACATGGTCAGGATCATGGCAAGGCAAAGCGCCTGGTGATCCTTTTATCGTTCGAGGCGGCTACAACTGCCGTCATCATTTCCGACCAGTATTTGAGGAGTAAGTCATGCCAAAAGGTAAAGGAACATATGGGTCTAAAGTTGGACGACCCAAAAAGAAAAAGAAAGCTAAATAACCAGTTTTAAACCACTCGAAAGAGGCACGTAACATGAGCGATGAAATCATGGCAACAGAAGCTGAGACTGAAACAGCGGCAGTAGAAACTCAGGAAAAGACGTTTACACAAGCTCAAGTAGACAAAATGATCGCAGGCAGATTGGAGCGACAAACACGCAAGTTTGAAAGCCAGATTGGTGATATTGATTTAGATCAAGCCAGACAGGTTTTAAAAGAGCGTGATGAGTCCAACCTACAAGCTCAAAAAGAGCGCGGTGAGTTTGAAACTATCTTGAAGGACACGGTAAGCAAAAAGGATCAGGAAATAAACGCATACAAGAGCAAGCTACATCAAACACTGGTTGACGGTGCTTTGTTGTCTGCGGCATCTATTAACAACGCGGTCAATCCCGATCAGGTTTCTACTCTGCTCAAGAATCAAGTTCGCTTGTCAGAGGATGGGACTGTTGAGGTAGTAGATGGCAATAACACCCCTCGATACAACGACAAGGGTGATTTGTTATCTGTTAGTGAAGCGGTATCCGAATTTCTTACTGTCAACCCCCACTTTGTGAGGGCATCGGCAGGCGGTTCTGGCAGTCAGGGAAATACTGGCGGCTCAGTCCAAAAAACAATGACACATCAAGACATGGTTGATAATTGGAACACAGGTGGCCGAGAGGCATTTGCCGCAACCAAGCGTTAGCCAACTTGATTTAACTTAATGAAATAGACCGCCATTTGGCGGTTTTTTTTCGCCCATACAAAAGGTAATTCATCATGGCAGCAACAACTAGTACAACTCTTGACGATCTCTTTGCGAATATTATCGCACAGGCTCGATTCACCGCTGAACAGCAGTCTCTTATGCTTGGTTTGGTAACTCCTTATAACATCGGTTCTGTACCGGGTAAGACGATACAGATACCCAAGTACCCATCAATCGCGGCTGCGGCTTTGACTGAAGGCACTGATATGTCATCAACGACTGTCAGCACTTCATCTGTATCTGTAACCATCGCAGAAGTTGGCGCACAGGTATTGTTAACTGATCTGGCGCGTGACGGAAGCGGCAACCCTGCAACTGAGCTAGGAACTGTTCTTGGTTCGGCTATTGCGAAGAAAATGGATCAAGACCTTCTTGCTCTGTTTGATGGGTTCTCAACCTCTCTAGGTGGCGCAGGAACAGAAATCACTGTTGCTGACATCTTCAAGGCTGTTGCTCATCTTCAAAACAATAACGCGCCTGGTTCTTTGGCCGCTGTTATTCATCCTTACACTGCTTACCAGTTAAAGGCCAACTTGACTAACACTTTTGCCAACCCTAACGGTGGCGATGCTCAGAACGAAGCAATGCGTAGTAGCTTTGTTGGTTCTTTGGGCGGTGTTGATATCTATCAATCAAGCAACCTAACTGTTGACGGTAACGGTGATGTGAAGGGCGCTGTATTCTCTCGCGAAGCACTAGCGATTGCCTTGAAGCGTGACTTCCAGATCGAAACTCAGCGTGATGCATCTTTACGTGCCACTGAGCTTAACGCAACTGCCGTTTACGGTGTTGGTGAGCTTGATGATACTTACGGTGTTGAGTTGTTCTTTGACGCGGTTGTTTAAGTAGTAAAGATAAGCCTCATCCTTTCGGGGGTGGGGCTTTTTTATTGGAGCAATTATGGCTTTTTCAACAGATGCAGACTTGATGGGAATCATTCCTGACATTTTAAGTTTTGGCATTGATTCATTTTCAGCAGATCACGCCAAAGCACAAGCGGATATAGAGCGAAAGATTCGCGCAGATTGGTGGGACAAGCGAGGGTTTAGCGGTGAGTTAAACGCATCCTATCTGACCGATTCACAATGGACTCGCGCCAATGCTTATTTAGTCCTGTGGAAATACGCGCTACCTCAGTTGACCAACTGGGTTGATGGTGATCGATTCCAAGGCATGATTGATTTTTACAAGTCTCGCTATGCCGAAGAGATAGAGGCTGTTTTTAAAGATGGCGTTGAGTATGACGATGACAACAACGGCACGATTGATAACGATGAGAAAACCCCAATCAACGATGGTCGCTTAGTCCGATGAGCCTAGCGGTCAAGGTTGATATTAAGCCCAAGAACTTTAAGGGCATTGCCAAAAAGCGTCAGGCAGAGATTAAGGCGGGAATTACAAAGGCTTTATCTAAAACAGCGCAGGTCGGCATTAATATTATTCAAGACAGGACTGCGAAAGGTGTTGACATGAGTAGTCAGCGCTTTAAACCCTACAGTGAGAAGTATGCCTTATTTAGAGCAAAGCATGGGCGCACCCCGGCCAATGTAGACCTTAACTTTACCGGCCAGATGTTGGGTGATATGAGCCTTAAAGCAAATAGCAAGAGGGCGGTTATTTACTTCCTAAGAGGGAGTGAGGCAAAAAAGGCAGTCCACAACAACAAGGCACGACCTTTCTTTGGCTTTAATCGGTCAGAAGAAAAGCAACTGGCAAAAACATTTGAAAGGTTCTTACCATGAGCGTTCGAGAATCCATTGCAGAAAACATTGTGACAACCATCGGTGACATTATTAGCCCAATGGACATTAAATATGTCACGCGAGAACCCTTCCAGTTTGACAAGTTATCTAACGCACAATACCCGGCTGTTTTAGTCAGAACGGCTGATGAGAATCGAGAAGATTCGACCATAGGCGGTTCGATAGGCAAGCGCATGGCAACCATCAACTATGAGTTGGTTTGCTTTGTCAAAGGTGCGCTGATCGATCAGGCAAGAAACAACATCATTGAGGCAATCGAAGAGGGTCTTGATGTCGATAGAACTAGAGGCGGTTTTGCAAAAGATACGCAGATCACTCAAGTCGAAATAGATGAAGGCTCTATTGATCCAATAGGAGGAGTCATCTTGACGGTTCGCGTTTTGTACGAATACACGCGAGGCACAACCTAAATTAACCCAACTGAAACAGACCGCCATTTGGCGGTTTTTTTTCGTCCACCAAAAAGCAACATTTTTAAACTAGAGGAAATACAAAATGGCTACAGTCACAGGTCAATCAGGCGTAGTAAAACTACAGTTAGCAGGTACTACAGAGGTCGTGGTTGGTGAGATCAGATCATTCACACTGGAAACGTCTGCTGACACCATCGAAGATAGCGCAATGGGCGATACTGCCCGAACCTATAAGTCAGGCTTAGAGAGCAGCACTGTCTCTATTGATTGCTATTGGGATCAAGCAGACGCACAGCAATTAGTATTAGATGCTCGCGCCTCTATTGATTTTGAAATCAGCCCATCAGGTACAGCGTCAGGCTCTAAGAAATACTCAGGCACAGGCATTGTCACGAGTAAGTCAATCAACGCATCTTTTGATGGCATGGTTGAGGCAAGTTTCAGCCTTCAAGTTTCTGGCGCGGTCACTGAAGCGGCTCATTCATAATGGGTCTTGCTAAAGAGTTACGGTCAAGGCGAACGATACCACTGCGCGAGGTAGTGGTTGATGCCTGGTCAGATGAGAATGGCGTTCCATTCAAACTGTTCTGCGGCAGCATCTCTTGCTATGACCTTAATGAACTGCAAAAGAAACATCCCAACTTTCTTGAGAATACGACAATCGGAGCAATGGTTGATCTGATTCTAATGAAAGCAATGGATGAAGGTGGCTCTAAGCTGTTTACCTCTGCGGAAGATCGGATTGATCTGATGGGTGAGGAGACAGCGGTTATCTCTGAAATCGCCAATCAAATGTTTGCCGATGTTCAATCAGTGGAGACTGCTGAAAAAAACTAAGGCGCGATCAATCAAGGATGAATTTGCTGTCTTTGGCTGATCGCTTGCATATGAGTATCGAACAAGCAGAGCAGATGTCTGTCACCCACTTCAACGAGTGGATGGCCTATTACCAATTAATGAGTGAGAACGATGGCTGAAAATACCAAGATTATTATCAGTGCAGTAGATAAAACCAAGAAAGGTTTTGGCTCTGTCACCTCTGGGCTAAAGAAAGTCACTGGCGCAGTGTTTTCTATGCGAACCGCTTTGGTTGGCGTAGCAGGTGTTGCCGGGTTTGGCTTACTGGTTAAATCATCTCTAAGCGCAACTGATTCATTAGCTAAGACGGCATCGAAGATCGGCACAACCACTGAGGCATTGAGTGCTTTACGGTATGCAGCAGACATCACTGGCATTGCTACGACCACGATGGATATGGCGTTGCAACGGTTTACCCGAAGAACAGCAGAGGCGGCAAAAGGAACAGGCGAGGCTAAGGGTGCAATTCGAGAATTAGGCATTAACGCTAAAGAGTTAAACCGAATGCCGTTAGACCAAAGAATGCTTGCTTTAGCAGACGCGTTTAGCGGAGTTAAAAGCGAGTCAGATCGCCTCAGATTAGCGTTTAAGCTGTTTGACAGTGAAGGTGCGGCATTAGTCAACACGTTAGGTTTAGGCCGCGAGGGACTAGCTGAATTGCTTGGAGAGGCAAAGGCATTGGGCGCAGTAATGTCCAGTGATGCCGCGAGAGGTGTTGAGAAAACGGCTGATGAAATTACTAAGCTAAAGGCCATTGCTCAAGGGATGAGAGATCAGTTTGTTGCGGCTCTTGCTCCTGCGATTGGTTATGTTGTAGCGCATTTCACAGCGTTCTTTAAAAAGATTTCCGAAGAAAAAGGCGGTGTTGAGCAATTCGCCAAAGATATGGCGATCTCGTTTCTCGAAGCTTCTGTTAGTGTTGTTAAGTCGCTTGATACTATTCTCACCAATGTTGGAAACACGTTTGAGTTTTTTCGCAAAAAAGTGTCTGGCTTTGCCGCATGGGCAAACAAAACTGACTTAGATGATTTTACTCGCAGAGCAGATCTACTAAGCGATGCCTTTACGGAAATTTCAACTGGAGCAACATTAAGTGCAAGTCAGATACGAAGTTTAGGACTCGGTGATGCTGAACCAACTATAGCAAATATTGAAAAAAGGTATAAGGAAGTCAATGATCAAATAGATGAATTGAAAGCCAAAATTAGTGGTGGCATGACTAAGATTGATTTTTCTAATGTTATTGATGTTGAGGGTTTTGAGCAAACGATAGACAGTTTAATAGCTACTATTCTTAAAGGCGGCTCAGGTGGAAAGCCACTAAAAAAAGTCGTGGTTGAAGAGGTTGAAGATATGCGCCTTGCTTTTGAAAATTGGCAAGAGAAAATAGGCGATATAGATTTAGCCATGCAAGAGTTGGCGCAACAAGGCATGAACAAGTTTACCGATGCCTTTACCGATGCAATCACTGGGGCAAAAAACTTTGGTGATGCCATGAGAGAT